AATCTACAATCTAATATTCTATCATTAGATTTTTCAAACACTGGTATTAATACCGTTAATGTTCGTGCAAAGGCTGTTGGCTTTGGAACAACAACAGCAGGAACTGGAACTTATAGATTCAAAGACTCAACACAACTCGCTGGATCTGAAAGAACTGTAAATTTACAATCGAACTATAAGAGAGTTAGTGCATTATCTACAATTGTTGGAGTTGATTCAAACAAATACAATGCAATCAAGAGTATTGTAAAAGTTTCCAAAGGAACTACTCATGCTATGCATCAAGTTATTGCTATGCATGATGGATCGAGTACATCTACAGTTCACTATCCATTCATATCAATAGGAAGCACTGCAGGTATTGGTACATTTGTAGCGAGTTTCTCTGGATCTAATTTTAATTTAAGATTCAATCCTGATAGTGGATTCAATGATGTGGAGGTTCAAGCGTATAGTGAATTATTCTATGAAGATGTTGATATATTCAATATACCTCCAGATTTAACATATGGTAGAGTAAGTGAGTCTGTTAAAGTTAGACAATATAATGCTGTTAACGGTGATCGTGCAAATAAAAAAGAATTTGAATTAAAACATGATGGAGTTCCAATATTTTCAAAACAATTTAGACCAACTGATACATCAACTTTAAATCCAGTAACTGGTGTATTTACAATCACTGATCATTTCTTTAGAACAGGTGAAAAATTAAAATATACACCTAAGAGTTCATTTATTGGTGTTGCAGCTACTGCAATGACAACTGCACATAGTTCAGATGTTCCAACAGATGTGTTTGCTATTCGTTTGACAAAAGATACATTTAAACTAGCATCTAGTAAATCGAATGCTAATGCTGGCACAGGTGTTACTTTTGTATCTTTAGGATCAGGTAATATTCATCAGTTGGAAATGACCAAAAAGTTGGAGAAAACTGTAATTGATATTGATGGATTGATTCAATCTCCGATTGCATTTACACCAGTCAATACCACTGTATCAAATAATGTTGGTGGTAACATATCATCCACATCTACTGTATTCAGTGTAGCTGGTATATCTTCGATTATTGAAGGTGATATACTTAAGGTAGGCACTGAATTAATGAAGGTTTCATCTGTTGGTGTGGGAACAACTTCAGTTGGCCCAATATCAGGTGGTGGTGCGATTAATTTGGTTGGAGTCGAAAGGGGTTCATTAGGAAGCACAGCAGCAACACATTCTGATAGTGATGCGGTTCGTAAATTTACTGGGTCATTTAATATAGTTGATAGTAAGATATTTTTTACAGATGCACCAAAAGGAACTAATAATGTTGCAAGAAATCAATCCAATTTAGAATTTCCTCGTTCAGAATTTAATGGGAGAGTATATCTAAGAAACGATTATTCAAATAATAGAATATTTGATGATATTTCTGATGGATTTACTGGTATCGGTGCAACACATAGAATGTTAGTTGCTGGTATTAATACAACTGGAATCCAAACAGGAAGTAGTATCGTTCTTTTAAATGGTATATTCCAGAAACCAACAACAGCAAATAATAGTGGTAATAATTATGGATTTGTTGCACCTTCTGCAAGTACTACAGATATTGTATTCACAGGAATTACATCCGCAAATGGAAGTAAAGTTGTTAGTCAGTCTGATGTTAATCTAAACCAACTTCCAAGAGGTGGTATTATTGTTTCACTAGGATCAACTGGTGGTCAAGGTATTGCACCTTTAGTTGGTGCTGCTGTAACTGTAGTGATTAATGGAAGTGGTGCTATCACCAGTATTGGTGCAGGGGCAACAGACAGGCATGGATCAGGATATAGAGGAAGTGTTGCGATCGGAGTCACTGATGATACTGGTAATGGATCTGGTGCAAATGTAACAGCGACTGTTGGAGCAGGTGGTACTTTAGCATTTACCGTAGTAAGTGGAGGAACTGGTTATGTAAAACCAAAATTAAATATACCAGATCCATCATACGAAGCACTTGATGTGATTGGTGTTTCAAGATTAGGTATTGGTGCTACTACAGACACTGGCCAAGGTCTAAAAGTCACAGTGGATGTTGGTGCGAGTTCAACTACAGGTATTGGTTCTACATTGTTTACTGTTTCTCAATTTAAAATTGCAAGACCCGGTTTTGGATTCAAGAAAGGAGATGTCATCAAACCAGTTGGATTAGTAACTGCTCGTGGTGCAGTTTTCACAGACTTTACACTTACAGTTGATGAAATCTTCACAGATGAATTTGCCTCATGGGATTTTGGTGAATTTGACTATACAGATTCCATAAAAGGTTTACAAGATGGAACTAGAACTCGTTTCCCAATAAGGTTAAATGGTCAATTGCTAAGTTTTGAGATTGATAGAAATACAGCAGATTCTTCATTAATTGAGATGCAGAATTTACTTTTAATATTTGTAAATGGCGTAATACAACATCCCGGAAGAGATTATACATTTGAAGGTGGTACAACATTTAACTTTACATCAGCTCCAGATGCAGATGATGATATTGCAGTGTTCTTCTATAAGGGAACATCAGGTGTTGATACTATTGTTGTTGATGTTACAGAAACACTTAAGAAAGGTGATGTAGTTCAGGTTACAAGTAATAACAGTATTCCGAATACTTTTGCACAAAGAAGTCGTACAGTTGTTGGTATAACAACATCTGATACATTTGAGACTGAAATTTATACAAATGTTGGAATAGATGAAGTTAACTTCAAACCTTTAAAGTGGACTAAACAGAAAATTGATAAAGTTATTGGTAGTGACATTATTTCAAAATCAAGAGATTCAATTGAACCACTAATTTATCCAACTGCAAGATTGATTGGTAATTTAGGAACAGAGACTGCAGAGGGCACAAGTATATTTGTTGACAATGCAGAATTCTTCGACTATGAGGAAGATACAAGTGCTGCTGATGCAACTATCACGAATATCACAATTAATGATATAGGTATATTGGTCGTAGATGACAAATCTCCTGTAACAGCAAAATTATCATCAACCGTAAATGGTTCAGGACAAGTTTCTGTTTCTGTAGTAGATGGTGGTAGTGGATATGTTGGATCTACTACAAGTATTTCAATCGCACCACCTGTAGGTGTTGCTGCAACTCAATTTGCTGTTGCAGGTGTGTCTACATTTGCAGTCGGAACTGCCAATATCACAAACGGTTCAATATCATCAGTAACTATGAATAATGTTGGATTTGGATATACAAGCACTAATCCACCTATTGCCCTTGCACCATCACCAGAGGTCATTAAGGAAAATATTACTAATATTCAAACAGTTGCAGGATTCTCAGGCATTGTAACCGGTATATCCACAGAAGTAATTGGAGTTTCAACACTAGGATTAAGAATTGGTCTTAAAAAATCATCTGGTAATTTTACTGGATTGAACGCTGGATTCCCAATTTATATCTTTGATACTCATGTTGGTACAGGTTTAACATCATTAAATACAAGTGGTAGTCCCAATGATGTTGTTGGAATAGGAACAACATTTGCTGATAATGTCTATGTAATACAGGAGATTATTGGAGGGGGTGGACTAACAGCCGAGATATTAGTCAATATTCATTCAAATACAAATCATTCTGGATTGGGAGTGACTGTTGGAATTAATAGTGGTAATAATGGTCGATTCTCATGGGGAAGATTATTCAACGCTAGTGGACAAGGTGCATTCAACCGTCCTAATCCAATCGCAATAGGAGTTACAGGTAACACTGTAGGTCTTACAAATGGAGTTGGAATTAGTACTTTCCCAACAGTTCAGCGTAGAGTTTTTGGTATTCGAGACACTGGAGCACTTCGTAAAAACTTAGGTTGATGAAAAGTAGTATAAATATAGAAAAAAAGCAATAAAATGCCAGCAGTTGTAACAGATCAGTTTAGAATATTAAATGCGAGTAACTTTGTCGATACAGTTACAGGGATAGGAGGCACTGATCCATCGAGCTCATTTTATGTGTCTGTGAGTTTACCTAATCCTACTGTTGTCGGGTTTGGTAGAACTTCCACATGGAATACAGCAACTCCTAATCCTGTAGATAATATAAATGATAACAATCATATAGGTGACACAAGTTTATTTGGAAAAAGAGTTATTGGTAGGAATGTAAGAAGATTAATTCGTAGAGTAAATTGGACACAAGGTACAAGATATGAGATGTATCGTCATGATTATAGTGTAAGTTCCCCATCACCAATTACACAGTCTTCTAGACTATATGATGCAAGATACTATGTGATGAATGAAAACTTTAATGTTTATATTTGCATAGATAACGGATCATCAGGTATCAATACCACAGGTAACGCATCTCAAGATGAACCAACCTTTACTGATTTAGAACCATCTAAGGCTGGTGAGAGTGGTGATGGGTATGTGTGGAAATATCTTTTTACGGTTGCACCAAGTGATATTATAAAATTTGATTCAACAGATTTCATCGCGGTTCCTAATGATTGGACAACTACTACTGATGCTTCAATACAATCTGTAAGAGAGAACGGAGACTCAGATACTAATAATAACCAAATCAAAAAAGTATATATTGAAAATCAAGGTGAGGGATATTCAGGAGGACTTGGCCAAGAGTTTAATATTCTTGGAGATGGAACTGGTGGTAAAGTTGTTGTTGATATAATAAGTGGTAAAATTACGAATGCAATTGTTTCATCAGGTGGCAAGGGATATACATATGGTCTAGTTGATCTTGGATCGATAAACGCTAATGCATCAACAAAGGCAAAATTAATACCAATCATTCCCCCATCTAAAGGTCATGGTCATAATGCATATGAAGAACTTGGAACTGACAGAGTATTAGTTTATGCTCGATTTGGTGGTGATAATAAGGATTTTCCTCTTGACACTAAATTTGCACAAGTTCAATTAGTAAAGAATCCAACATCGATAGGAACTACATCAATATACTTTGGTGATTCGTTCTCATCATTAAATGCATTCAAGTTTTCATCAACATCAGGAAATCCCACCATAGGTGAAAAGATTACTCAAACTTTGGGTAGTGGTTTAAAGGCAGTTGGTTATGTTGCATCTTATGATGCTGAGACAAAAGTACTGAAATATATCCAAGATAGATCATTATACTTTGGTAATTCTACTGATCAAACAGATTATGTTGGTATATCAACTCAAGGTCAAGTTCTAGCATTTGAGTCATCAACCAATCAAGTTTCTGCACCAAGTGGATTTAGTGGATCTATTGAGACTACATTTAGTCTTGGTATCACTACAGTTGGATCTAAGAATGTAGGACTTGGAGTGACCTTTACAAATGGTCTTGCTACACCTGAGATAAATAAAGGGTCGGGTGATATAATTTACATTGACAACAGAGCGACTATTACTAGAAACTCAAGACAAAAAGAAGATGTCAAAATCATTCTGGAATTCTAAAAAATGCCACAGAAAACTAATTTAAATATAAATCCATATTACGACGATTTTTCAAAGGATAGTAA